TCTTCGACTTCAGGCTCTACAAGAAGGGCACGGCCCATTTCCGGTTTCGCGACCTGGAGGACTGGGCGGCCCTCAACGGCCGTGTTGCCCGCATCAAGGGCTTGACGCTGCCCGAACAGCTGAAGCGCAAACCGTCGCGCAAGAACCGACAGCCGGTGGCGGCATGACCGCTGCCAACGGAAAGCTGGAACCACCAAGGATCGACATGGGCAAGGCGCCGAAGGTTCCAGGATGGGGGCGCCAACCCCCTGTTCAGCAACCCTCCGACGCCTGCCGCATCGAACCGTGGCAGGGCTTGGCTGTCATCGGACGGCATCAGGCCCGCTTCATCTACCACACCAACCACACCACCAACCACACCACCAACCACACCAATGACTGAGCAGCTTCCTGAAGAGATCATTGAAGCGATCGACCTGACCAGGGAGATCGCGAGCCGTCGAACATCGCTGCTGCTGCCAACATCGCCTGTTGGTACCTCGGCAGCGGCCAGCTGGAGGACATCACCGAGGGGCTGAATGAGATCGGCCTGTCGTTGATCGAGGCCTTCGGCGGCGATGAGGACGACGCAGAGGAGGAAGAGGGCGACCCAGAGGGTTACGACGAAACCGAAGATGAAGGGTTCAGCGGCGGCGGCGATGACACAGCCGCGGATCCCGGCGCCAGCGACACCATCAACGTGGGCGACACCATCAAGGTGAAGGGTTTGACCGCCACTGGTACCGTCCTCAACGGCACCTATGTGGTGACAGCGAAGGATGCAGCCGCAGATCCTGATGCCAGCGACACCACCGCCGAGCAGCAGCCGTGATCATCCTCACCCCCGCCGGTCTGGTCGTCATCACGGCGCTGCCAGACCAGCCGGAGGGGGCCTGGTGCGTCATCCGCGCCAATCGCCCCCTCGACCTGCAGTCGATCCTGCCCGGGGCCCCTGTTACCGACATGGGGCCCACGGATGACGGCTGGCGGTATGCCGTCATCGCGCCACGTCGGATGGTTGCCCAGGGCCTCGCACGGTGCGTAGAATCTGCAGCGTATCCGGACATGGCCAGCGCTGTTCCCGCACAGGATCAGCAACTGGCCGAGCTCGCCCAGGGCATCCTCACCATCGCGGCGGAGATGCCATGGCAGCCACCAGCTCCCAACCAACCTCCTAATCCATTCCAGGTTGGGAGTTTGTCCGGTGATGGCACACCGCAGCCCACGGCTATCGGCACCGGCCAGGGCAACCCTGATGACCCCGCAACACCGGAGCAGCCCTCCCAGTCCCTGCCGGTCACCTTCGACCAGCCCGCGGCCAGCCCCGACGCTGATCAGCTCACCACCTACGACGGGCCATCGCCCGTCACCACCACTGAGGATCCCTTTGATGCCCTCATCCCTGCAGCCGGTTACAGGCCTATCCCCTGCCCAGACGTCACTTTTGAGGACGCCTCTGTTGCCTCTTTCCCGGAGACCGTTACAGCCCATCTCCAGTTCCAGCCAGTCGCCTGCAGCACGCAAGACCAATCGTCGGGCTGCAGCATCCCAGCCGCTGACCATTGAGGCCTGGTGTCAGGCCTGTTACGGCCGCACCGCACACGACCCATCATCCCTTCAGTGCTGCGCGTGCGGCACACCTTTTCACGCCATGCGACGCATCAGCTCTGATCGCTTCTCCCTCACCTGGACCGATCCCCTAGCCACTGGCCGTCGGTCGATCCCTCTCGGTGTCGAGGCCTACACCCTCGGCGCCGTCGCTGATCTCCTCACCCGAGCGGAGCAGCTGCTGGCCCACGGTCATGCCATCAGCATCACCCCACCCAGCCGCGTCATCGACGCCACTCCCATTGCCGCTGATCAGCTGGTCACGATCACGGCTGCCACGACTGCCTGACGCCTTCACCTCACCCACACCACACCACACCCACAGCCATGAGCATCGCCACCATGACCGCCGACATCGGGGCGGAACGTGCCGCCAGGCCACGTCAAAACACGATCCCGCGATTCTCTCGAGCGGTGCAGGCCGCTGATGACCACAGCGGCCGTTTCGCCGGTGGTGAGGGCATCACCAGGACATCCGCTCCCTCTGCTGGGTTCTGGAAGGTGAAGGTCGTTTTCGAGTTCGGTGGCCGGCCCATGCTCGCCACCGTCCGCGCTGTCTCTGCCAGGCAAGCGCTGACCTTTGCATTGAACCGCCACCCCAACGCGAACCGCAGCGCCACCGCGGTGCTCGGTCCTGCCTCCTGATCATCACCACCACGAACGCCGCCATGACCATGGGACTTGTAAACCGTGCCGCCAAAGGCCTCGCCGACTTCCTCGACTGGGCATTCGCCCCGCAGCCCTGCGAAACCGTCAGGGGCTTGCGTGAGCGCAACAGCTACCTGCAGGAGACCGTCTGGAGCCTTCAGGACCGCCTGAACCGCATGACTCGAGAGAACCTGGAGCTCCGTGGCCAGGTTGATGAACTCTGCAAGCGTCTCGTTGATCGCGCTACCGCCGCTGACATGCTCAGCCGAGCGCGGGAGATAATGACACGCCTATCAACTCAGTGAACGCCTCGTCGATCGCGCCGCCACTTCACGCTGATCATGCCCGACACCACCACCAGCGATCTCCACCTCCTCGGCATCAAGGCCGCAACACGGCAGGTCCTGGAGCGCAACAGCATCCATTCCATCGCTCAGCTGCGGAACTCTCTCCAGGCCCTGCCGTTCTTGCCTGGTGTCGGTGTCGGGATCATGAACGAAACCGTCGGCAGCCTCATGCTTTACGACGACAGCCAGCGCCCATGAACTGGACCGCCATCCTCTCCGCCGCCGGCATCCCCGACTCCCCGGGGCGCCTCCAAGCACTCCTCACGCCACCACCGGAACCACTCCCGGAAGACATCACCATCGGTGAACCATGCTGCGTCTGGTTCCTCGGCCCGCACGATCAGCCCTCCGGCTGGCGCACGGGCTTTCGCATCGAGGCGCTCGTCCCTGGTGGTGTCATCGTCGGCGACAAAGCCAACGCATGGGTCAGCCTCCCCCTCCCACGCTGCCGCATCCACCCAGGTCAAGCGCCACCACCTGACGACGGCTTCGCCTGATCTGTCGCCGTTCCTGAACGGATCCGGTACAATTCGGGCGCTTTCAACCCCTTTTCCGCCTTGCCTGCCGGTCGCCCTTCAAAGCTGACGACCGCAATGGTCAACGCAGCTGGAGCCATGGCCGCACGCGGGCTCACAATTACGTTCATCGCGGCTCGCCTCGGTATCAGCCGAAAAACTGCGCATGCCTGGATCAATGAAGGCCAAGATGCTCCTGAGGATGACCTGAGGGCTCAATTTCGTAACGCCATCCATGAAGGATGGATCAACACCGGTGGGACTTACCTCCAAAATCTGAAGGAGCAATCCGCCAACGGCAGCACAGCGGCTGCTACCTGGTTCCTCACCCATCACCCATTCTTCCGCGACGAGTTCTCCGATGCTGCGGCCGAGCGACGGGCTGAGCGTCGCACTGTCGCCGACATGATCACCGCCATCGCTGCAGCTGGTCTCTCACCCGACGACGAAAACCGCGTGCTGCTGCACATCCAGGCCCGCGGTTACGGCCAGGTGGCACCCATCGAGCCTGCAGTGCCGGAGGGCGATGGCGATGGCCAGGACTGATGGCGCCATGGCCTTCACCTGATGCCAGTTCTTCACCTTGGCGACTGCCTCGACATCCTCCGCACCATGCCACCAAACAGCGTGGATGCGGTGGTGACGGATCCGCCCTATGGGTTGGCGTTCATGGGCAAGCGCTGGGACTACGACGTCCCGAGCGTTGAGGTCTGGGCCGAGTGCCTGCGGGTGCTGAAACCGGGCGGCCACTTGCTGGCGTTCGCTGGCACCAGGACACAGCACCGGATGGCCTGCCGGATAGAGGACGCGGGCTTCGAGATCCGCGACATGATCGCCTGGGTCTATGGGTCAGGGTGCCCGAAGTCGCTGGACGTGTCGAAAGCGATCGACAAGCTCGACGCATCAGAGGCGCAGCAGGCGCGGCGGCATCGGTTCACTGAATGGGTGCGTTCAACTGGGCTCACGTCGAAGCAGATCAATGAGGCCACTGGTACCCGTATGGGCAGCCACTACATCACGGCAGCCAGTCAACCCATGATCATGACGCGCGAGCACCTGGACGCCGTGCGGCACCTCATCGGCTACGTGCCGGAGTGGGTCGAGCGCGAGTGCGAGATCCGCAGCGTTGAGTCGGAGAACTTCAACCGGCGGGAGGTGGTCGCCACAGCGATCGGCACGGACACTGCAAAGGTAAGGTTTGGGATGCCCGGGCAAGGCAGTCAGCGACGGGAGTACGCCGTAACCGCGCCGGCAACGCCGGAAGCGCAATGCTGGCAGGGCTGGGGCACTGCTCTTAAGCCTGCCCTTGAGCCGGTGACAGTTGCTCGTCGGCCTTGCGACCGCCAAAGCGGCCAAGCAGCCACAACGACAAAGACGGTGCTCCGCTGGGGGACCGGAGCAATCAACATCGACGCGGCCAGGGGCGACGGCAAGAGTTTCCCGTCCAACTTCATCCACGACGGCAGCGACGAACCGACCGCACTGCTGGGCGATGCCGCCCGCTTCTTCTACAGCCCTAAGGCCAGCAAGGAAGAGCGCCAGGGCGTCAGTCATCCGACCGTCAAGCCGCTCAACCTGATGGCCTACCTCTGCCGCCTTGTCACTCCGCCCGGCGGCATCGTGCTCGACCCGTTCATGGGCAGCGGCACCACCATCAAGGCCGCCATCAGCGAAGGCTTCCAGGCCATCGGCATCGAGCGAGATCCGGAGTATTTCGAGATGGCGCAGCACCGGCTGAACGGGGCTCAGCTTGGCTTGGGAATCGCCTGATGCCAGTCATTGACGCCACCTCTCGTCGTGCGCTGCTGGAGCTTCAGCGCATCGAGGCCAGGTCAGCAGCACAGCCGCAGCAGCCCTACACCGGCACCTTCGAGGACTACATCAGGGCCGTCTGCCCTTCCTTCCCCTGGTCACATCATATCCACCGACTGGTAGCACTGGCCCAGCGCGTTGCTGATGGTGAGATCCGTCGCATCATGGTGGAGCTCCCCCCGCGGCACTACAAGAGCACGATCTTCAGCATCTTCCTGCCCGGCTACTTCCTCCGCCGCTTCCCCAACAAGTCTGTCGGTATCGGCTGCCACACCGCCACCCTGGCCGAGGGCTTCTCACAGGATGCCCGCGACTACTTCACCGCCAGCGGTGGTGCTCTCTCGTCCACATCCAGCGGCGTCAAGAAATGGGGCACATCAGGTATCGGTGGCCTGTGGACCGCTGGTGTCGGCGGCGGTACCGGCAACCCGGGTGATCTGATCATCGTCGACGACCCGATCAAGTCTCGCGAGATGGCGGAATCTGCTGCCTGGCGCCGGCAGGTGCACAGCTGGTGGGACTCTGTGCTGTCCACCAGGGAAGAGCCTGGTAACGCGATGGTGATCGTCCATACCCGTTGGCACAGCGCTGATCTGATCGGGTACCTGCTGGCGAAGAACGAAGAGCTGGAGAAAGAAGGCCTCGAAGCGCAGTGCGAGCCGTGGCATGTCGTCAGCCTGCCGATCCTCGCGATTCCCGCCAATGACATCAAGCTGCTCCCTCGCACCGTTTCCCGCGAGGCCGATAACCGCAGCCCTGGCCAGGCGCTGGACCCTTCAAGGTTCGATGAGGCGTGGATCGAGCGAAAGCGGGCCAACCTGCCGCCACGCGACTTCGAGGCGCTCTATCAGCAGGCGCCCAGTGATGCCGCTGGCACTGTCTTCAGCCGGTCCGACTTCCGCTACTTCATCACCGACGGCACCCCGACCGATGAGGACGTGCTGCTGCCCGCCCACGGCATCCGCCGGATCTGTTCCGTTGATGCCACCTTCGGGGACAGCGCCGGCAGCGACATGGTTGCCATGGGCCTGTGGCTGCAGACACAGGACGGCATGTATCGCCTGGATCAGGTGAACCGCCGCATGGCCTTCACTGAAACGCTCGAAACCATCCGCACGCTGCAGCCGGTCTGGGCATTCTCGGAGCTGTTGATCGAAGACAAGGCGAATGGCCCTGCCGTGATCGACACGCTGAAGCGCGAGGCCACCAAATACATGGTGATCGCGGTCTCCCCCCTCGGCGGGAAGGAAGCACGAGCCAATGCTGCGACGATCATGTTCCGCCAGGGTCGGGTCTTCATCCCGCGTCATGCCAGCTGGCGGGCTGAGTATGAGGCGCAGCTGCTGGCGTTCCCGTCCGGCACCTTCGACGACCTGGTGGATGAAACCACGCAGGTGCTGAACTACGCCGCAGGCACTGGCCCGATGAAGGTCACCACCGTCAGCTATGGCCGTGGCACCGGCGCTCCACAGCTCACGCTTGACCAGCAGATTGAGCAGGCCACTGCCGAGCATGAACGGCGCCGGCAGCAACCCACACGTGGTATCGCCTTCCGCTGATGACTGCCTCGATCCTGGAACCGGAAACCATGGCTGCAGCTGGCCCTGATGATGGCGACCACCACGATCCCGACCGCAAAGTTGAAGCAGCTCCAGGGGAAACCGGTGGGCGGCTGGTGGCGGATGCACCAGGGGATCCTGGAAGTCCGGCTGATCGGTGGGAGCTGGCATCGGCCCCACGCCGGCAGCGTGCTACAGGGCCCCGCCGGGCTGCTGCTGCATCAGGGGATGGTGCTGACCCGGGAGGCCTGACAATCCCCGCCGGACAGCCTTGGCAGGAGCCTGCCTACCACCCGAACGGCTACCCGATGCCGTGGCGGTGGCAGGACGACGATGGCGTGATCTGGGACAGCGAGCAGCTGATCGAAGAGAACCTCGGCCTGGCGCACAAGATCGCGACGGAGTTCGATCGATCGGGTCGCACTGCCCTGCCGCTGAGAGACATCGAGGCCCTCTGCTACCTCGGCCTGGTGCGTGGCTGCCGGAAGTTCCACCCCAGGATGCCCAACCCACGGGTGCCCGGGGCATTCATCAAGCTCTCCACCCGCGCCTGTCCGTTCATCCGCGGGGAGGTGATGCACTTCGTTCGCGACCGTGGCTTCATGATCCGCCTGCCGAACGCATGGCGCGAGAACTGGCCGAGGGTTCGCCGGCTGCGTGAGGACGGGCTGAACGCTCAGCAGATCGAGGCGATCACAGGCATCAGCGAGGCCGATCAGGATGAGATGGCCGCGGGGATGAGCGGCTGCCATGACCTGCATGAGGAGCTGCATGGCGGCATGGCCGATGCCCCGCAGATCACGGAGGACGACCACCTGGCGCCACTGCTGCGGCTGGTGGATGAAGCATGGGAGGAACTGCCGGCGAGCGAACAGCGGCTGCTGATGGCGTTCTGGCT